AGCAGCTACTGGTCCTACTTTTGGTACACCACTGAATCCATCTGTTGAATCTCCGGTCAGTGTTTGTATCAAGTGGAAGTTATCTGCTTCTTCAACGGATGGTTGGTGGTACTCTCCTTTGTTATAGTCAAAGAAGATACCTGGTACACTCTTGAAGTCTTTGTCTATACTAACGATAATCGTCTCTTCATCCATTGCTTTATCTGTTGCAAGGATAGATATAACATCGTCTGCTTCTAAGTTATCCCACAACACACCACCTAACTCATCGATGATCCACTGCTTCACTTGTCGTAAGATTATAGGTAGTCGAGACTTAGCACGGTTTGCTTTGTATTCTGGGTTAAGTTTACGACGGAAGTTCGCACGGTCTGATAGACACAGCACTACATTCTCACACGAGCTTTAGCTAATGCCATGTCTGCGTGTACAGTCCACAGTTCGTCCTTCCATTGTATAGGTTCTTCTGCGACAACAGCTGCCTCGAAAGCTAACACATCTGCGTCGATTAGTAGTGTAGTTTTACTCATAGTATACGCTCCAATTGTTTTGATATTTCTTGTATTTGCTTTTGCTTGTGTGTGCTGGATATAGTCGCAGTGTAACACATGTCAGTTCTGATTGCGGTATCATCCACCACTCATTGATTGGTCCTAAGTATACTGCTACTATATCTACAATGTTAGGTATATGTTCTTTAGTAGTATTACCACATCCTGTATTAACAGAGTAACATGACCCCACCGTGCAGCTTGAACTCTTTACTTGTACCTTTAGATCACCTGCCGGACAATGCACGATATAGTCCCACGGCATAGGGGTTGTTGGTGTGTGTGGTTCAAAGTCCCGCTCTAAACATTCTGTTATGAAGCGAGTCTCTGCGATTGCTCCTATGCGTTGTGCTTTTGATGATGGCATGGTAAGGTCTTGTGTATCATAGAGGTATGCAAGTGTAGTGTAGCTGTCGTATTGTATCTCGTCCATCTCTTAGTGCGTCTCCGCCCAGCTGTCACCTACTTTGTACTCACCATCCAACTGTACATTCAGCTTCAGTTCTTTACCAGCTACACGAATAGCTTTCACTGCTAACTTACCGAAGTCCTCTGCGTGTTCTGGTATTACTTCCGCTTGGAACTCGTCGTGGATGTTAGCAACAAATGCGTACTCTCTACCGTGCTGCCACTTACTCTTACCGAGTGCATGGTATAACTGTATCAAAGCTACCTTCATACACACAGCTCCGGCTGATTGAAGTAACATGTTCAGTGCTGCGTGGCTACTTCTGATTGGTAGTATCCTACCGTCTAGTCCTCGTAACACTCCTCCATTCTTAACTTTCTTTTTGATGTCATCTTGAAGACGCTTGAGTGCTGGTATACTACTGAAGAACTGACGCTTCAATCGCTGTCCGATAACAACATTGTTAGGTTTGTATGTTTTACCTTCGTGTTCTACTTGGTGGTTCTTATTCCATGATGCTATGCTACCTATCTTCTCATCACCCGCACCATACAATAGAGCGTAGATAAAGGTCTTAGCTTGGTCCCTAGTTTCTAAACCCGCAGCCTTCTGATTGAATGAATGTATGTCTCCTTCTGTTACGATCTTCCCGTACTCTCCTCTGTCGTAGAATGCTAAGTAATGTGCTAACATCCGTAGCTCCAAACCACTAGCATCACATCCCACCAACTTCTTACCAACACCCGCACCGAATAAATCCCGACACTCTTCACCGTAAGGTACACGACAAGCAGGAACCTGTGCTACATTTGGATTGCTGTGTGTACACCGTCCGGTCACCGCTCCATTTGTATTCACACTACCGTGTATCCGTCCGTTCTTAGCTAGCTTCAACCACGCTTGTTCTCCCTCTGCTAACTGACCAAGTCTTTTCTGTACTAAGAGATAGTCTAACAACTTAGCTGCTATTGGATGATCGATCTTCTTCAGTACTGCTTCATCTACTTTAGGTGTGGTAGCGTCTGGTTCTTTTGGTAGATCGTATCCAAGGTCAGCTAATGCAGCTGCTATCTGTTGTCGAGACCCTGGATTAAACAGTGTAGTCTTTTGTTTGTTCCCTTGCTTCTTCGCTTCCTTTAACAGTGTCTGCTTCAGACCTCTAGCTTTCAATTGTTCCTTTAGTTTCACCTTGGTCTCAGCACTGAGTATCTCTACTTGATCTTCACTCTCTATCCTCAGTATCCAACCAGCTGGACTCTTCATCTCTTCCACCTTTGGGTCTACCATATGCTGCAGTTCGTCCTTTAGCTCTGCTCGTATCGAGGTTAACTTAGCGGTTAACTTGTCTGCTTTATCCAGATCAAAACTGAAACCGTGTTTCTCCTGTTGAGATATGATAAATGCAAACCAGTGTTCGATAGCTATCATGTGATTGCTTGGCTCTTGACTAAGTAGATAATCGTACAACAGCTGTGTAACTATACAGTCACGCTCACAGTACTTCTTCATCTCATCGTTGTAATGATCGAATGCACCGTCCTCTTCTCCGTATGTCAGCTTCGTAGCTTTACCCATCCGGTGTCCCCAAGCTTTCAACGAGTGACTACCAACCAGTGCTTTATCGAAGTTGTTCCGTCCGAAGTCCTCGTTGCGTAAGTCAGAAAAGATACAACGACTCATCACCAATGTATCTACTACTTTAACCAGAGGTGGAGAGAATCCGTACATCTTCTTCAGTGCAGGTATATCAAACTTAATAACATTGTGTCCGACGATACGGTCTGCTTCTGCTAGTGCTGTCAGTCCACGGTGTATACTATCTCCTGCAAAGGTCACCATCTTCGGAGTCATTGGATCGTACACAGACAAGCAGTGTACAGTTTCCAAGTCACTTAGATTAGTGAAGTCTTCAAGAGCATTTGTTTCTATATCAAAGAATAGTGTTCTCATATTTGTTTTTAGAATGGTTCATTATTTGTTTCTTCATCGTTAAATGTACTAGCTCTCTCTTCCTCAGTGCATCGTCCGGTGTCTATGTTGTAATACAATGTACTACAGTGTCCGGTCTCACCACTGAATCGATTCTTCAGTACTCTTACTTTTGTTTCGTTAGATAGTCGGTCGCTTTGTTGGTTGCGTTCCAGTCCGATGACCATGTCACTTAACTGTGCGATTGCTTGGCTACCTCGGAGGTGATGCAGACTTACTCGTCCACCCTCTTCATGTCCAGTATCCACACGCTTCAAGTGACTGACCAATACCATACCGCACCCTGTCTCCTCAACTAGAGATCGTAACTTGGTCATTGTATTATCTATCAATCTGCGTTCATCGTCTCCTTGGATACCACTAACAACAATCGATAGGTGGTCTAGGAATATCCACTTACAATCAAAGCCCTTGATCAGATACCTAATCTTAGATAACAGATTGTCACTCTCCATACTACCGAAGTGATCGTAGGTGTAGAACTTACCGTTACCAACTGTCCTGTCGAACGCAGGTCTCAGTTCATTCTCATCTAACATATCATCATCTAGGTGTAGTGGTTTGTTCATGTGGATACCAAGGATACCTAACGCTGTTCGTCGTACGGATTCTTCAAGAGCTATGTAACCAACAGTCTCACCCAACCCTAACAGATGGTGTGCTATCTCTCGACAGAACAGACTCTTACCGATACCACTACCAGCTGTGACAGTTACAAGTTCACCCAACCTCATACCGTGAGTGATACTATTCAGCCCGATAAACGGATACGGTTTGCTTTTGTGTTCTTCCTTATGAGAGATAACATCCCACAACTCTTTACCGTTTACGATACCGTCCGGTCTGTACTCACGAGCGTCGAACAAACACTGTACTAACTCTTTACTTCTGTTCGCAACAAGCATGTCGTTCGCATCTTTTAGTGGTAGCTCTGCGATGTGTGCTTTGCCAGGTGTTAAGAGTGCTGCACATTCTGCTGCTCCCTTTCGTCCGACATCATCCATATCAAAACAGAACACGACTTGATCGTACCTGTCTAACCAATCGATGGCTTGAGCAACAAACTTCTTAGCTGCTCCTGCTCCGTTAGGTACACTAACGACAGGCCACTTGTTATCGAAAGCTTGGCTGACACTCAACGCATCCACCTCACCCTCAGTAACAACTACTCGTCTGCCTCCGTCTCGCCACAGGTGCTGACCGTACAATCCAATCAGCTCTCCTCTTGTAGCAAAACTCTTGTCAGCAAACCGTAGCTTCTGTGCACATGTCTTACCGTCTCTTGTTTTATAGTTAGCTATCTGCACAGGCTGTCCGTTAACACTACCCATCCAGTATCCCCACTTACGGCAGGTATCTTCAGTCAGGTTTCTTCGGGCTATTGCTTGAGGTGATCCGGTTACAAACTCTCTCGGTGTTGGTTCGCTCACTCGTCCTCCTCCTCCATCGTGACGGTTACAGCTGAAACAATGCCAGCTTCCGTCGTCGTTAGTGGCTCTTGCATCACTTGATCCGCACTTAGGGCAGGGTTGGTGTGTGTTGGTGAAAGCCATGACTTAGGTATTTGTTTATTTGCATATATTATGTTTTTCTTTTCGCACCAACGAGCGTATGTGGTGTCACTTCCTTTCCGTATCTTATTAGAAGCATTCATAAATACGAGACGGATGTCTAGGTGTGGATGTTGTTCTCGTACTAGTAGATGCTTCTTCCTATCGTCCACCGTCCACACACCTTTGGCCTCAATGATGATGCCGTTAGGTAGTATGAAATCTGGAGTGTAGGTAGCAACCTTTCGGTATTCAAGCTTCAAAGTCTCGTACTCAAAAGCAACACCACTACGCTGTAGCTGGTTAGCTAAGGTTTGTTCGAATCCAGAGCGGTACTTAGAAGTTGGCGATGACCTCTTCTTCCGTTTCTTCCGCATCAAATCCACCCTCTAAGTTTTCACCGCCATTAACAAATCCTTCTTCTTCAGTAGTGAATCCAAATGCAG